TTTTTTTTTTTTTTTTTTTTTTTTTTTTTTTTTTTTGCTTAAAGCTAGGTGCCGGTACGGACGTTGGTCCGAGTAAGGCTTGCAATACTTTTCCCGTTGACAACAAACGGGAAAACACTCTAGACAAAATCCAGAGCCAGTACCTCATAGCCATATCCAGACAAGTCCGCATCGACATCTAGGGAAAGAACGACTTCCTCCACAAGGGTAACAACCTCAGAACCCATGAGGCTGTACCTGTGAAGGCAAAAAGAATTCAAATCCTCTTCATCGATTAGCCATTCCCGATCAACAGACAACTTCGTTTTAATATTGGCAAGAGTAACGCCGGCCTCCTTGGCAGACCAAGTGAGACCGTCGGACTCCACGAAACGAAGTTTGTGCTTCTCTCCAAGGGCAAGAGGGCACTCATAATTGAATCGATCGAGAAAAACATCACGAATCAGAGGACAGAAACGAAACTCATACGCATAACCGATTGCTTTGGCGGCAAAGTAGGCATGATCTGTAACAGCATCGTTGTAATTGGCACGCGTGGAGAAACGAGCAAGCGCCTTTCCCAATAAAGGGATAGGCGCATGGAATCCAATCACACGTGGAACGAAGCATTTAGACAGAAAACCGCAGTCGACAAGGCAGCTGTGTCGTGAAACCTTAGCTACCATTTTGGCTCCTGCGGCGATACCTACGTACCGTTTAGCGGCAAAACGTTTGAGGCCCTGGACGCGGGCAAGCATGTCGTCGCCGAGCAACAAAGCACGGCAAGAAGTGGAACGCTCATATTTTAAAAAGGTGAACAAAATACAAGAATTCCAAAAAGTGTTCCTAAAAGTAGTATCAGTCGCCCCGGTGGCTAACTGATTTTCGAGTTCCGCAGATACTCCATGCTTAATATTAGAAACGCGAAAAACGTTTGTCTTGGCATGAAGCCTAATGAACCACTCGGGACAACCGAGGCGGCGCATAAGCATCATCTCCAAACGTATCACGTCCTGACATTGAGTCATGTCGTTAGCGGAAAAGTCACACTCAATGAAATCCCCGGGTGTTTCGCTCAAGAAAGGAATGTATTGTTCTGGGGTCTTTTTGTAGGCAACCTTAAACCTGTAGGGCCCTTTCATTGTGTTATAACAATGATCGAGCCGTTTCATTAATTCCCCAAAGATTGGTCCAGATAGAGCGTTGTACAAATCAGTACCTTTGTATATAACGCGCGGAGCCCAATTAGGCTTGTGGGAAACCAGAAGTGCTTCGGTCTTGAC